AAAACCGGAAGACCTCTCTACCGTCACGATTCAAGAGCCCTTAAGGACTCATTGAAGCTTTATGGAATAGGAGCCAACAAGGCTTTAAGTCAGTTTGCAGTTAAGGAGGAAGCAGCTGGAAAAATCCGGCTGTTTGCTCTCTTAGATGCAGTGACTCAGTCTTGTATGTCTCCTCTCCATGATGCCATGTTCGCTTTATTAAAGGTTATCCCGAATGACGGAACATTTGATCAAGAGGCCTCTATTAGAAGGTCTCAAGACAAAGCCGTTAAAGCCGGGTTTGCCTACAGCTTCGATTTGACTGCGGCTACCGATCGCCTCCCCGTAGTACTTTCCGCTGAAATTATAGAATCTATATTCCAGAAGGAAGGTATGGGGGAATCATGGCGTAATGCTATGGTGGATCGGGACTTTCAGTTTAATCCAGCTGTTGCTGGAAAACTCGGTCTCGACCCTAAAGCAACATACAGGTATGCAGTTGGTCAGCCCATGGGAGGACTTTCCTCTTGGCCGGCCCTAGCCTTAACACATCATTGGATTGTGCAGCTGGCGGCGCATCGAGTTGATGCTAAATACACTGGATGGTTCACTAACTATGAAATTCTAGGAGACGATATTGTAATCTTCGATAAACTGGTTGCCGATGAGTACTTAGTGCTCATGGCGATGCTGGGGTGCGAGATCAACTTAACAAAGTCGATTTCGTCCCATCATAGACCCGTTTTCGAGTTCGCAAAACGAACTTGTTGGGGATACCTTATCGTTTCTGGAATATCGTTAGCGCAAGTGAGAGCAGGTTGGCGAGTATCTGGTCGGGTAGCTAATGCATTGCATTATGCTTCCGCCGGTTTACTTGAAAACTCTGTCTCCCTACTTCGATTAACCTTGAAATCAAATGCATTTTCAGGGGGATCACCTCTATCAGGAACTAAATATTCCTATAGAAGGGATGCCCTTGGAGTGCTTTCACTTCTTGGGGAACGATTCTCTAAAGGAGTCATTCCGCTAAGAGTGCTGATGCAAGCGTTGATCAATCCGAATTATTCGGAGGCTGACCTTAATGGTGACATGACTGCCATTCCACTAAAAGCTTCACTAGATGTAGCATACTCTGCATTGGTTGATGGTGTGTGTCCGGATCCTGTTCCATTCTCTAAATTGGAGACTAGAACCGAGATCTTCGAGGAATATGAGTCTGAAATCTCTACAACTATGTTGCAGGATGCCCTTAAAAAGGCAAAAGACTTATATTCAAACTCCGAGCTGCTATTGCAGACGGGGTCTCGAAGGCTCTACGGTGGTTTATACTACTTGGACGCGACATCGCTGGAGTTACCTCCAGTTGATGATCTGCCTCCTGAGTATCAACTACTAGTCGCCCAGTTTGAGAATTACTGGAACTGGATGTTAGGCTTTGAGTTCGCCAAGGAGAATCCCGAAGAACTGTACGATGAGTTGTATGCGCTTGCTTATAAGCACGCAAAATACAATCATGTTACATTTCAGGAGGCTCTCGATTGGGTGGAAAGAGTCGAAGGACTCAGATTCAAATTAGAATTGATCGACCCGGTTAAACCGGGCGAGACGATTCTAGAATCTGCTCCCATATTGGCAACACTTAGAGCTATGCTCAAAGGTGTTAAACCAACATGGATAGATCCTGTCGAATTCCGTGAGCTCAAAACCCTGGTATACTAGTATTATACTAGCCCAGGAACACACCGATTTCCGCTGATATAGTCCTCTAACCTATTAAGGGATATCTCATCTGAGAGACCCGAGAATAGGTAAGCGAGGCTAACTCTAGCATTACGGTCGTTACAGGAAATTAGAGTCTATAACATAAAGACGAACGGAGCAGTACCCATCGGATACGGTGGCGAAGTCCCTAGTATGTCCTCTAAGATAATGTCTTGACCGTGTGCGTAGGATAATCGTTTATCCGTTCTAGAGAGGCAGATTGCCCTTCTAGGTTACGGCGATTATGCCAGCGTGGGGATTCTTACTGGATCCCGGGTGGTTTCGTATAGACCTTAACGTACTGTTTTAGTACACTTAAGCTCCATAAAACCGGCTTGCCGGGGGTTTGGATTTGCTTAGGCC